TAGACTATTCACGCGATAAATTGTTTGATGAATTAGGTCTTAAAAGATTAAAAGAAAGTTACATGAAAGAAGATGAAAAATCACCACAAGAGAGATTTGCATATGTATCAAAAACATTCGGTTCTAATCAAGAACATTCGCAACGTCTTTATGAATATTCGTCAAAGCATTGGCTTTCTTATTCTACTCCCATTCTTGCTTTTGGTAGGACTAAGTATGGTCTTCCTATTTCTTGTTTTCTGCCTTATCTACATGATAGTGCTTCCGGCTTGGTTGACACGCTTTCGGAAGTAAACTGGCTGTCAATGCTTGGCGGTGGTGTTGGTATTGGTATGGGCATTCGTTCAGCAGATGATAAATCTGTTGGTATTATGCCACATCTAAAAACATATGATGCATCATGTCTTGCATATCGTCAAGGCAAAACACGCCGTGGTTCTTATGCAGCATATCTTGATATTTCTCATCCAGATATTCTATTATTTCTTGATATGAGAAAGCCAACAGGCGATCAAAACATGCGTGCATTAAATCTTCATCATGGTATTAATATCACAGATGATTTTATGAAATTAGTTGAAGAATCTATGCGTGATCCACATGCAGATGATTCTTGGTATCTTAGAGATCCACACACAGGCGATGTAAAAGAAACTGTATCAGCAAGAGAAGTATGGCAGCGTATTCTTGAAAATCGTATGTTAACTGGTGAGCCATATATTCATTTCATTGACACAAGCAATAAGGCAATGCCACAGTTTCAAAAAGACAAAGGTTTAAAGATTCGTCAATCAAATCTATGCAGTGAGATTATTCTACCAACAGATAGGCATCGCACAGCAGTATGTTGTCTTTCATCTGTCAATCTTGAATACTTTGATGAGTGGAAGAAAGATAAACTATTTCTAAAAGATATTGCTGAAATGTTGGATAATGTTCTTCAATACTTTATTGACAATGCTCCTGTAACAATTAAGAGAGCAAAATATTCTGCAATTCAAGAGAGGAGCATTGGCGTTGGTGCATTGGGTTATCATGCATATCTTCAAAAAAATGGTTATGCATTTGAAGGTCCATTAGCAATATCTGCAAATGTTAGAATGTTTAAACATATTCGTCAGAATCTTGATAAAGCAAATATGGAGTTAGGCACTGAACGTGGTGAAGCACATGATGCAAAAGGAACAGGTCGTAGATTCAGTCATGTTATGGCTATTGCACCTAATGCTTCAAGTTCTATTATCATGGGTAATACTTCACCATCTATTGAGCCATGGCGAGCAAATGCATATCGTCAAGATACACTGAGTGGTTCTTATCTCAATAAGAATAAGTATCTTGATAAGTTGCTTCGTGAAAAAGTGACAGATGAAGATAAACTGCAAGAGATTTGGTCTAGCATTATTGCTAATGATGGCTCTGTGCAACATCTTGATATTCTAGATGATGGTGAAAAAGAATTATACAAAACTGCAATGGAGATTGATCAGCGTTGGGTTATTGAACACGCAGCACACCGCCAGGAGTATATTGATCAATCACAATCATTGAATCTATTCTTCCGTCCTGATTCAAACATCAAATATATTCATGCATGTCATTTCCTAGCATGGAAGCAAGGATTAAAAACACTTTACTATTGCCGTAGTGAGAAGTTAGCAAAAGCAGATAAAGTATCAAAACGAATTGAAAGAAATATTATTAAAGAAATTGATATGTCAGCAATTGCTTCTGGTAATGATTGTCTTGCTTGCGAAGGGTGATAATGCCTAATATTATTTTTCTTTCTGAAATATATGAATCACGAAGACAAAAAGAGAGGGAATTAGATTTCTATAGGCAACAAATGGAAATGTTGCAACAGAGAATGGATTTGGTTAAAAAAGAAATAATAATCACAGACACTATTATAACAATAATAGAGAAGGAAATTAAGAAATGATAGCAAAAGCAAAATTTAAATTGACAGATACACGAAACGAATTCAAACCGTTTAACTATCCATGGGCATATGAGGCATGGTTGAAACATGAACAGATTCATTGGCTACACACAGAAGTGCCAATGCTTGAAGATATTAAAGACTGGAAGAAAAAACTTACAAAAGAAGAAAAGAAATTTCTAACGCATATTTTTAGATTCTTCACACAAGGTGATATTGATGTTGCAGGTGGTTATGTTAAAAACTATCTACCATATTTTCCACAGCCAGAAATACGAATGATGTTGATGGGATTTGCTGCGCGTGAGGCATTACATATTGCAGCATACAGCCATTTGATTGAATCATTGGATATGCCTGATACTACATACTCAGAGTTTCTTGAATACACACAAATGAAAGAGAAACACGATTATGTCCTTAATGTCTCAGCAAAAAACGGAACAACAGATTCAGTCGCTAAAAACATTGCTGTATTTTCGGCGTTTACGGAAGGTATGCAGTTATTCAGTTCTTTTATTATGCTTCTTAATTTTCCTCGTCATGGCAAGATGAAGGGTATGGGTCAGATTGTTACCTGGTCTATTGTTGATGAAACGATGCATACTGAGTCAATGATTAAATTGTTTAGGACATACATAGAAGAAAACAAAGAAATATGGAATGATGATTTAAAATCACAAGTTTATTCTATTGCAGAAAAGATGGTAGACTTGGAAGATAAATTCATTGATCTTTGTTTTGAAATGGGTCCAATGGAAAATTTAACATCAGAAGATGTTAAAAACTATATTCGGTATATTGCTGATAGACGATTAATTTCTCTCGGCATGAAAGGTATTTTTAAAGTAAAACGTAATCCATTACCATGGGTTGAAGAAATGATTAATGCACCAACACACACAAACTTTTTTGAGAATCGTGCAACAGATTATGCAAAGGGTGCTTTAAGTGGCTCATGGGATGAGGTATGGGGTAAAGCCTAATGCAAATAAAACACAAATGTCACGACTGTGAATCATCATTTAAAATTACATATGATGAGGAACATTGTGAAGATAGTCCAACTTATTGTCCGTTCTGTTCATCATATATAATAGAAGATGAAATAGAACAGGATGATGACTATTAATGTGGCTTTATAATAATATTCAATTTGAATTAGCAGAAAAATCTAATCTATACGGTTTCGTATATCTTATTGAAAATCTTGTGACTGGTAAGAAATATATCGGTCGCAAGTATTTCACACGGTCAGCAACAAAACAAGTTAATGGCAAAAAGAAAAAGATTCGCAAAGACAGCGGATGGTTGGACTATTGGTCTTCATCAGAAGAAGTCAAAGCGGATGTATTAAAATATGGAAAGGAGAATTTCAGACGAACAATACTTCATTTGTGTGAAACTAGAGCATCATGCAGTTATCTTGAAACATATGAGATATTTAAGCGTGATGCATTGCTTGATGATAACTACTACAACAGTTGGGTTTCTTGTAAAATCCACAAGGCTCATGTAAAAGGAAAGATATGGCCAAGAGAGCAAATACAACAATTGAACGAGCAGAAACAAAATGTGGAGGTCATCTAAAGATACGAATTGATGATCTAAAAACATTTCAACCTCTTACTGATAATCAAAAACAATTTTTTGATGCATATCGGAGAGGTGATTATTTTATAGCACTTCATGGTGTAGCAGGAACAGGTAAAACATTCTGTGCATTATATAAAGCACTTGAAGAAGTATTGGATAAAAGTAATCCATTCAATAAAATCATCGTGGTAAGATCAGCGGTGCAAAGCCGTGAAATTGGCCACTTACCTGGTGATGTAGAAGAAAAGATGGAAATCTATCAACAACCCTATAGACAAATATGCGAAACATTATTTGGTAGAAAAGATGCATGGGCTAGACTTGATGAACAAGGTCATGTCCAATTCATTTCAACATCATTCATTCGCGGTATGTCATTTGATGATGCAATCATTATTGTTGATGAAATGCAGAATCTAACATTTGAAGAAATTGATACTGTTATGACTCGGGTTGGTTATAGATCAAAGATTATTTGGTGTGGTGATTATCGTCAGACAGATTTAAATAAAAGAAAAAATGATATGTCTGGTATAATTAAATTCTTTGATATTGCAATGCATATGGGTGCATTTACTAGAATTGAATTTACAGTTGATGATATTGTTCGCTCATCATTAGTTAAAGACTACATTCTAGCAAAAATGCATTATGAGGATTATGCTAATAAATCTAATCCGAAGGTTGTAAACATTTCATCTTAAAATAGTGACGCAAAGCAGCATATCGGCTCTAAATACAAGAAAGGAGAGCCGATATGCTAAAAAAACTAATTAACTCAATTTGGAATTTTGTTGATCTAATTCATGAAGCAAGAGAATTACAACGTAAACATTTAACTAAGTTTCCACGATGAATAAATTAAAATCATTTGCCTGTGATATTATTGATATAAACACAGATGCAACAAAATCTGTTTTAGATGCTTTTGCAAAATTTGCTGGTACCGAGAATAATACATATACAGAGAGAGCAAAAATTTTTCTCGGTACGGTGAGTGAATATGCAAAACAAGTCGCAGAAGGTACCTGGTATCCAGGATGTAAAGAGTAAGTTAAAACGATTTGTGCCAACTATTAAATCTGGTTGGCATATTTCGTTCTCAATATATCAAGAAAATATTCTTTTTATTTTTCAATCAACGCATACCGACCAAACAATTATACGGTATTTCACAAACGAATTAGAAGCAGTTTCGTTTTTAAATTTTATAATTATGCACGATTCACGCATAGAATGGCCAGACCTATAAAGAAATGTCCGCAATGTGGTGTTGAACATCAAAAGCGTGGTCCATATTGTTCACAGTCATGTGGTAATGTTCGTGTTCATGATGAAAATGCAAAAAGAATTCGGAGTGAAAAACTCCATGAATATCATGCAACGCCAGAGGGTGCTGCAACAAGACGAAAACTTGTAAACAAATTAAAAATAAGGTCCAAAGAGTTTCATGCAAGGGCTAATGGTGAATATATTCTTCAGCCAGAAGATTATGCTGTGGAAATACCCAATTTTGATGATACTGAGCCTAAAATAAACTGGTAGCATAAATACTGTATTAGTTTATAAATTGGAGTAAAAATGCCAATTCCTTCAACATCTGTTGGTCTGATAGCGCATATTAAAGCAACATTCAATGGTACAAATAGTTTAACTGCCTATTATAGAAATGGTTCATATGTTCCTACCAATCCAACAACAACAAACATACCAACTTCTGGTGCAATAAACTTCTATGCATTTAGAGGTGCAGACTATAGATATTCAACAACATATACGATAACTTCAAACACGAACAATTTTAATGTGCGTGACTATATCACAAATAATATTGAAAACATATATGGCACAATAACATCTCCAATAGATTTTACATTGATAGTTGATACTGGTGTATATGTAACATCAACATCAACAGGTTCATATGCAATTGATACAGGTGGCAGTTGGCCAACAGGATCAACATTGACTATCATCAATCGCGGTTATATTATTGGTAGAGGTGGTGATGGTGGTAATGGTATATCAGGATCAAGTGGACCAAATGGTAGTGCTGGTGGTGGTGCTATTCTTGCAAGAATACCTGTGACAATAAACAACGCATCGGGATACATATTTGGTGGCGGTGGTGGCGGTGCTGGTGCACCATCATATATCGATTTGGGCGATACAACAGGTGCACCTGGCGGCGGTGGTGGTGCTGGTGGTGGTACTGGTGGTTCAGTTGCAACGCAATCAATGGCAACATATTCTTCTCTTACTGTTCCAACAGCAGGAACAAGTGGAACAAATTCTGCTCCTGGTTCAGCAGGATCAATAGGCTCTGGACAATATGTTTATGGCGGAGGTGATGGAGGTGGTAGTGATGATTAATGGAGAAATAAATGACCACTAATGTAATTTATAGCGGTGCCGCTGGTAATGGCGGTGATTTTGGTAGATCAGGAAATAATTCCACATCATCATATAAAACAGTTGATGGTGGTTTTGATAGCACAGGTTATGCTGGAGGTACTGGTGGCGCAGCGGGTGTAGCAGGTGCTGTGACAGGAAGTGGGACTATTACTTTTACATCAGGATTTAATACGACAAGAGTGCGTGGTAGTTTAGGTGCTGGTGGTCCATTATTTGACACACCAGGCACTTATTATTTTGTTGTTCCTGCAGGTATAACATCCATGTCTGTTAATTTATATGGTGCAGGTGGAGGTGGTGGTTCTGGATGGTTCTGTGGTGATGCTTGGACTGGTCAGAGTGGTGGTTCTGGTGGTTATAGACAATCCTATACAATATCAACAACACCAGGTGAAACACTAACACTTGTTGTACCGTCAGGTGGTGCAGGTGGTTATTATGGTGGTGGATGCAGTGGTGTATATCAAGATGGTGCAGATGGTGGTACCGCATCTATTTCAGGCAATTTTGGAACTGTGACTGCAACAGGAGGAGGTGGTGGTGCAGCGGGTATTGTAGGTAATCCTGCTACTCATGGTGGTGCTGGTTCTCCAAATGGTGTTGCTGGTGGTGGTTGGACTTCAGGTGGCTGCCCAACAATTGCCGGTGGTTCCAATGGCACTGGATATGGCAATGGTGGTAATGCATACTGCAATCAAAGTGGTCTAGCGGGTGCAAATGGTGCAATAATTATAACTTTTTAGGAATATAAATGATAACAGTAACTAAATGCGACCAATGTTCTGGTAATGGAGTTGAAGTATTAAAAGGTTATAATGATGCAAATGATCATGTATTGACAATTGCAAAGAAAGACGATGGCACGATTTATGGATTTACATTCAAATGGCTTGAAATAGAAAAGAGGCTGATTGAAGAATTTAAATTTTTAAATCGTGATTCTAAGGACATATTGGATATATTTCAAACAAGCCCTGAGGTTAAGATATCAACGGATTTAAATGAAGTTATCTTATGGTTGGAACAAAAATTAGAGGATGAAGTGGAGATAGTATGATTGATCATAGTATTAAAAAAATTTTAATTTGGGATGATAATGCAAAATGTATTCAGGATGAGCATGGTGATTTACCCGCATCAGAAAAGCCACAATTTTCTTTTGCATATGATCATTTAAAATACTATTGGGCTGAACAGAGAATATGGATTAAAGAGGATGATAGATTAATTTCATATGATCTAACTGAGGATGATAATAAAGAAATAGAGGATTATTTTGCTGCACAGCGAAAAAGAATTGGTATTAAAAAATTATATGTAGATCGCAGAGGTAATTTTGTAGGATTATTATCTGAGAAAGAGGCAAAGAATCTGATTCAGGTTGATTATGTTCCCATGGATGTAGCCAATCTTGTATATGATTTTAACGAATCCACATGGGTTAAAAAATATTATTATGACAATCAAGGCAATTCTGTTGAAACAGGCACCAAGTTTACAACAAAGAAAAAGCCCGAAGGATTGTTTTATAGATTTGACAGTAAAAAGGACGAATGGGTTAAAAAGGTAACAAAAAAAGATATTGAGTATCTTAAAAGCCAATATGTTACCAATAAGAGTCTTCAGTTGATCGGGCAATTATTAAAAATGGATGATTTTCTGCCATTAATTCAAAATCATTATGTGGATGATATTAAAATTCAGACTATCCTTAAAACGATTGAAGCAATAAAAACTGCTGAAACACTGGAAGATATTGACTATTACAATAGTTTATGATAGAATCATTTGATGGTGAATTGGATAATGGATTATTAAAGCGGTTATCTCAAAAATACAAGCATCATTCCTATAAGTATTATCACAAGAGTCATAGTGCAGGATTTCTTTCTCATTGGAATCATGATATTTGTTTGAGTGATGCATCCAATCAGAAAGATTTATCATATAGGTTGGATGGTGATGAAAGGGTTATATTTGAGTATTTGAAGCAAAAATTCGGTATGAATTCTCTTCTCCGCTGTTATGTCAATGCATATACATTTGGTACAGATGCCAATCCACATACCGATAGTGAAAGAGGGAATGAGCAAACATTTATAGTATATTTAAATGAACATTGGTCGTTATCATGGAGTGGTGAGACTGTCATATTTAATGAATCCCGCACCAATATAGAGCATGCATTTATGCCTAGGTTTAACAGGTATATTACATTTCCCAGCAATCGCCTTCATGCAGCAAGACCAATTTCAAGAGAATGTTCAGAATTAAGAATAGTATTAGTATATAAATTTAATTGGAGAATATCATGAATACAGATCCATATAACACTACCAGTGATTTACAAGATTATTTCAAAGTAGATTGTTCCAAATTACCAGATGGATATAGTATTAATACATCATCCACGATTGATTCAACCTTTTCCAGTCTAGCATCTTCATATACTTTTTATCCACCCGAGGAATCAGAATGGAAATGTTATCTATTTGGAAGCACACCAGAAAGGCCATCAATAGTCTATTA